CTGCGGGGTTTCGATGAGGACCGTGCAGCCGACCGCCTCACTCGGCAATCCGCCGCTTGCGGTCCAGGCGATCAGGTCATAGCGGCCGGCCGCGGGCGTCGAGAACAACAGCGTTTTACCGTCCGGCGAGTGCCAGAGGTCCGGCACGTCCGGCCCGCGGCAGGCGTGCCAGCGCACCTGCCCGGCCGAGGTCTCGGCCTGAACGGTGACGAGTCGCCCCGGCTGGCCGTGAACTTCCGCCGGCAACCTTAGCGGCGCGGGCTGACGCGAGCCCGGCCGCAAGAGGGCGGTCGCGCCGGCGGACATCGCCAGGAGCAGCAAGATCAGAACCCGACGAAGCCAACGAGGAAGGCGCATGGGAAGTCTCCCAGGGAAGTGCATCGATCATGTTTCCGATTGGGGGTCACGGGTCCGGCCACGACGCCGCATGTCGCAACAGGTACGCGCGCTGGAACTGCGCCGGCGTGCCACGGTTGACCACTTCGACCCGCACGACGACGTAACGGGTCGTCCCGCCGCTCGGCACGTTGACCTGGTCGCCGTCGGCGTAAGTCATCGAGCTGCTGCCGGCCGTGCGCGTGCAGCCGTCGCGGATGTCGACTCCCGGCTGCAGGTCGAGAATGTGCGACCACTCCGGGTCGCTGCCGGCTTCGGCTACTCGCGGCGTCAGCCGGCACGGCACGTTGCTCGTCGTCGGCGACCCCGCGCCGAACGGGCGGTAGATGTCGCACGTGGTCGTCAGGAATGGCGTGGGGATCATCGGAAAGTCCGAAATTCTAAATCCGAAATCCGAAACAAATCCAAAACAGAAAATCCAAGTGCTCCGAGTGCCAGCCGCTCATTTCTGTCTTTCGAGTCTTGGATTTTGGATTTGCATCGGATTTCAGATTTCGGATTTGATGCTTTACACCGCAGGTGTGCGGTACGGCGCGAGTAACCGCCGCACCTCGTCCGGCACCGGCAGGCCCGCGAGTTGGTCCTTGCTGAAGATCGACGTCGTGTCGCCGAACGTCTGTTGGATCACGTCCTGGAAGCCCGAGGCGATCTGCGTCTTGACATGCCGATACCAGTGGCCGATCAGGAGGGCGTAAGCCTCTTTCACGTCCGCCGGCACGGACCCGGTCGCGGTCATGTAGATGACCTCAACGGTTCGCGGCCCGTAGCCCCACGGCGGAACATCCGGCAGCGGCACCGGCCGGAACGCGCCCGCCAAAGACTGGATGACGCCCCTGTCCGCGTGCACGACATACGCCGTCGCCGGCACAACGGTGCTCGGCCCGAATCCGTAACCGGCATCCGCCTTGACGCTGATGACACTCGAGACCGGATAATTCCGCAGGAACAAGAACGCGGTCGCGCCGGGGTGGTACTCGGTGAACGTGCCGCCGGCGAAGTCGCGCTCGCAGTAACCGGCGACCCAGGCGTCAGCGGAGTCCTGCAACAGTCCGATCAGACTGTCGTCGGCCGACGTGGTGATGCCGAGCCGTGCTTTGACGCTGGCGAGAGTGTCGAGGGACATGACGGGACTCAGGGGTCAGGACTCAGGGGTCAGGACTCAGGGGTCAGGACTCAGGGGTCAGGACTCAGGGGTCAGGACTCAGGGGTCAGGACTCAGGGGTCAGGACTCAGGGGTCAGGACTCAGGGGTCAGGAACCCGAGCCAGGAATCAGAGTTCTCTTGCTGACCCCTGACTCCTGACTCTGATTCCTGGTTCAGATCTGCTTCTTCTGCTCGCTGATCACAACCGTGACCGGGATCTGTGGCGAAGTGCCCCCTACGGTGCCGACGTAGCGGACGTACCGCAGCGTCCGGTCGAAGGTGATCGCCTGGACGTTGTCGCTGGTCGTGACCGTCGTGAAGGTCGCGCCGCTGATGTCGCTCCAGGTGCTGGCGTCGGCCGACTCCTGAATCTTGCCGGCGAGCGTCGGCGAGGTGCCGCCGAGCGTGCCGACGGACTGGATCGCGAAGCACCGGCCGTCGCCGGTGAGCAGGTCGCCGGACGAGCCGTTGAGGTTGGCGGTAATGGTCCTCGGCGTCACGCCGACGCCGAGGATCGCATGGCGGGCGAGGTCGTGGAGTTTCGTGGACATGGAAGTCTCCGTGGATTGAAGAAATGTGTTTCGCGGTTCATGGTGGTTGGGTGGTCAGGTTGTTGGCTGGTTTTGCTGCCAACCACCTAACCACCTCACCGCCCAACTACCCAACGATGAGTTGGTCGCAGAGCACGAAGCTCGCCGCGTGCCGCGGGCCGGCGTCGATGTGCTGAATGCCGCGGAGATAGGTCTGATCGTTGACGAGGGCGGTGTCGCCGAGGCCGGACGCCAGGAACTCCATCACGCCCAGGCGGGCGACGATCCAGTCCGGGAAGTAGCCGAGCAGGATATAGGTCAGGGCGGTGCCGGCTCCTTTCGTCCGCGTGTTCGACACCTGACCGGAGCGGACGACCTTCGTGCCGTACAGCTCCAGCGGCGGGGCGTCGGCCGCCGACCGCGACGGGTGGAACAGGAACGCGCCGGCCGAGTCCGCGGCACTGACCGCATCCGCCCGCCGATTCATCAGCGCGGCGTGCATCTCCTTCCGCATCACCCACGCCGATGGCGACGTCACCGCGTCCGGCAGCTTCGAGTGCATCTTCGCGACGTCCTGGGCCTGGAACGTGTCGCCGTCGGTGCCGGTCGTCGAGGCGGTGTGCGCCGTGATATCGCTGTAGGTCAATAGGCCCTTGATCTGCGTGCCGCCGGTGCCTTCGAGCATCGCCAGGTCGGCCTTGAGCGCCGCGACGCGGGCCATATCGAGACGCACCAGACCTTCGGCCGACGGGCTGGCGAACCGCAAGAGTTCGTTATTCACCTTGACCAGCACGCCGAGCTTCTTTGCCTGCAGGTCGAGGTTGCCGGTGGTCGGCTGGCTCTCGGTGATGCTCGACGCCTCGCCGACCCAGTAGGCGGTCGAGCCGCCGGTCAGCTTCGGAAACTGCAGCCGGCCGTTCGGCGGCAGTGCAACCTCTTGCGAGCCGGCCGCGGCAAACACCTCGAGGTTCCGCTGCAATTCGATCAGCTCGCCGAGCACTGGGAAGCGGACGAGGCTGCCGCCGGCGGTGTCCTGGATCGTGCCGAGCGCTTTGGTACGGAGCCCGAGCTTGTGGCTGATCCACGCCGCCTCGTCCGCGTCGAAGCGGGCGGCGTCGGCGATCATCTTGGCGCGGATCTCGTGCTGCAACTTCTGCCCGTGCGGCTCGAAGGCCGGCATGTGCTGCGTCGCGAGCGGCACAAGGAACGACTGGTGCCCGCAGTGCGGTACGAAGCCGTACGACTGGTACAGGTCGCGCAGCTGCTGATGGACGTGCAGTTCTTCCTTGGCCTGGTCCGGGCCGAGGTAGCCGAGCGCGAACGCGGCGGCCTTGAGAACGCTGTAGCCGGCCGAGTCGCGGCCGACCGGCCCGCTGGTCGCCCACGGCACCCGCCGCTCGACGCGGACGCCGCCGAGCGCCTTGTCCAAAGCGGTTGCGGTCTGCTGCTCGATGTACTGCACGAGTTCGTCGCGGGATTGAAACTTGTCGGGCGGGGTGACAACGGCGGTGTCGGACATTGTTGACTCCTGAGACATGGGAAGTGAGATTTGTTTTGCCGCTTGCGGCTATGCGACCAGTTCCGCAAACGGGTCACCGGCGCGCAACAGCCAGTCGCGCAACCGGTCGTCGCGGACGAGTCCCTTCTCGACGGCCAGCGTCAAGGCCTGCGGGTTTTCGGGCACTGGCACGGCGGAGTATTCGAGCAGGTCCCACGCCTCGATCCGCAGCCCGCGGCCGCCACGTTGGGGCACGGCCCGTCGAGGCAACAGCCCGACCGACCAGCCGCGGAGCACGCCTTGCGCGTACAGGCGAAACACGTCTTCGGCGAGCGGCACGCCTTCGGCGAACTTCGTCACCGCGACCAGCCGCGACGGCTGCACGTCTAACGACAGGCAGGTGCCGATCGGCGGCATCGCCCGCTGATGCGCCCAGAGCACGACCGGGTTGAGTAGGAACTCTTCGGCGTTTTCGAGCCCGGCCGGCACGACCACGTCGCCGGCCCGGTCGGGTGTAGCCGACGTAATGACCGCCGTGACGGTACGGGCCGCTTCGTCGATCGCCAGCGCGGGCGCAATGTGCGGTCGAAGGTGCATACGAAGTCCCCTACGATTTCGTGGAAGCGTCCGTGATGGGCAACATCGGCTCGTCGAACTTCGGGTCCGCGTACGGCAACAGTCCTCGGCTGCGGCGGATCTCGTTGTAAGTCCGTAGTCCCGTCCGCGCGTCGAGGGCGTCGTCAGCCCGCCGCTGTTCCTGATTCCGCGGTGAGCAGTCCGGGAACGAGATGACCACGTCGTCGCCGTAGCGGCGGCCGAGGTCGCGCGTGAGCGCCTGACCAATCAGGTCGAGCTTGGGTTGGACGGTCCCCTCGCAGAACATCACGCGGGCGCCGAACCAGATGTCGGCGCCGAGGCCCATATTCTCGACCAGCCCAGCGATCGGCCCGGGCACGCGGAAGAGGGCGAAGATTTCGTCGCGGGTCATCCGTGAAGAGTTGAGGTAATCCATCTCCGCCGGCGTCAGCGTCCACGGCGAAGCCTTGAGGCCCTGCTCCAACACCAGAGGCCGGTGCCAGTTCTCGCGGCCGCCGAATCGCGACTGAAGCTTCTCCTCCAGCCGCCGCACGGTCGCCTCGCTGAGCGTCTGCTCAGTCTGCAGGACGACGCCCGGCCGTTGGCCCGCGTGGAACGCTTGATAACGACTGCGCTGCAGCTCGGTGTTCGCGTCGACGGTAAGGGCGTTCGCCTGCAGCGGCGAAAGGCCGTAGTGCAGGTCCAGCGGGTTCGGATACTTGAGGTGGATGATTTCTTCGGGCGTGAAGAGCTGGGGCGCGTTCCCCGGAGCGCTGACCTCATAGGCCCGCACGTAACGGCTGGCGTCGGGTACGACGCGGACCCACGGCGTCGGCACGATCCACAGCTCGCCGGGCAGGGCAAGTCGCGCTTCGCCGACCGTCAGCGGCGCGCAGTACCAGTACGCATTGCCGGTCAGTTCCAAGTAGACGATGGTCAAGTACCACAGTTCCCACGCGGTCAGCCACGGGTTCGGCGTCGTGAGCAGCCGCGCGAGCGGATGCGTCGGCGGAAGCGGCTCCTGATCGTGCTCCGCCGGCCCCGTGGTGCGCGAAAGGAACGGCCGCTGACGGGCGACCTCCTGGGCGATGGCGTTGACGGCCGCGTAGACCCACGACGTGTAATGCCGCAATTGCTCGACGTGATCGTCGCGCCACCACCCGGCCGCGGGCGCCGTAGGCAGCCCGGCGAACAGGCCGGCCATCCGCGGGGCGGCAGTTCGCCGCGCGAGAGCGGCTTTGAGGACGGCCAATGTGCGGCTCCAGACGGACATGCTCGATCCTCAGCTCGCGTCACCGGACGACACCGGCCGCCGCGCCTTGGCGACGCGCCGATATCCCAGACTCAACAGCACGGCGAGCACTTCGCGGCAGGTCGGGAACGGCCGCCGCCGCTCGCGCTTGTATCGTTCCATCGCGACGAGGAACTCGCGCTCCTCGTCGGAGTAATCGTGGCCGGGGAAGATCTCCTCCGGCCCCGCCGCTTCTCGCTGTGGGCCGGGGCGAGCCATTGGTTTCTCCTCCGGGAGTGGTGAAGAACCAGGAGTCAGGAATCAGCGGTCAGGGGTCAGTCGGAGTAACTTCTGATTCCTGACCCCTGACTCCTGATTCCTGTCTCCTCACCACTCACCCCTCACCAGTTGAACGAAGTGACCGGGCCGGGGGCCGGGCCCCCGGGCGGCGGCGGCTCCCCGGCCCGGCGGGGGAGGGGACAACTACCCCGGCGGGACGGGCAGCTTGAGGTGCGTCCGGCTGCGTATGTACTGCACGATCACCCACGCGTTGGCCGCGAACACGGCCCCCGCCGCCACGCACTTGCCGACCGCGTCCTGCAGATTCGCCAGGTCGCCTGGCGCGATGATCCCAACGAGCGCCAGAAATGCGAGCGCCTGACTTGCGAGCGTCACCCAGAATTCGGTGGTCTTGATGCCCGACCGGGTCATGGCTTGTCCTTCCCTTTCAGGAACA